CGCAAACAAGTACAATACTGAAGTAAATGCGAGTATGACTTATGAAGATGAGTTTAGAAACTTCATGGGTAAGCAATACTATGGAACTGTTGAAGATGATGGTTGGGTTGCATGGGAAGGAGACTACAATGAAACAGATGCTGATGCACTCATGGAATCATTCAATGAACTCTATCCTAGTATCGACACTGAAGCAGAAGACTTTGATTACTATGGAGAGTACAAAGTCGATGGAGAAACTATCTATCCTAACGAAGTATTAGATGAAATCGCTGATAGATTTTGGGAGGGTTGCTAATGAGTCAGTATGATGATATAGTACAAAAACGAAGAATTTCTCTAGCTGCAGAAGAGTGGGGAAACAAGATAGCACAGCATTATGTCTGTAAAGGTGGAGTAGGAGACTTAGGTTTTGGAATGGGGTACTTTGTATACTATAATAATGGTGCAGTACATAAACTAAGTGGAAAGAATATATCTATAGTGCAACCACCAATGTCTATAGAAGAAGTAATGGATGCTTATGAGAGGAAAGAGTCATGATTAACTACACACAAGACCAAGTAGAGTATATAGTCAACCAATATAGACTTAAACCTGATAGAGAAACAGTAGAAAAACTAGCACTAGAACTAAACAAAAGTGTAAAATCTATAATAGGTAAGTTAAGTAGGGAAGGAGTGTATAAAAAGACTGAATATACTACTAAAACAGGTGAAAAACCAATAACTAAACTAGAAATAGTGCAAGAATTGTATGAATTACTAGAAATCCCAGCGGGTGCACTGTCTGGACTAGAAAAAGCACCAAAAAGCGTATTAAAAATATTAAGGAGTAAAATATGAGACTTTGTAAACTTGTAAAAGCAGGTGAGAACCTAAAAATAATATCAGAACATGGATTGTATGCTGAAGTCATACAGTTAATCGAAAGTCCCAACGGGTACAAAGCGGAAGTAAGATTCGGAGATGACTGGAGAACTGAACTGTCGGTTCGAAGACTAAGAATGATACAAGATGAGAATGTAGTTCGTAGCCCTCACGCAATCTAGTAAGAATTCGATGTAATTAGACCCACCTTGTGTGGGTTTTTTATTGCCTTCAAAAAAATTTGAGTTGGCACAAGTTGTGTAGAATTTAGATAAGTTTGTAGTACTTAGTGTCTTGTGTTGGTATATTAAACTCATGAGTTGAGTTTAGCGATACTTGGTTGTATCTTGTTGATATTGATTATACAATTAACACTGTATCTTTTTCCTAGATTAGATGTTCTGCTGTCGTTCCCGCTTACGCTTCACTCCAGCATCATTCATCAGTTAGGAAGAACCAGTGTAACTGGTAGTTTGTATTGACTGTATATCAAATTTATGATTATATTTTATCACACTTTTTATCATAATGCAAGAACTGTTTTTCTCAGGAGTATGAAATTGTGTGTTCGGGTGAGTTTGAATATCAGAAAAATATTTTTTGGTATGATGAAGGATTGTGAAATTTAGTGTTATTTTGAAGTTGTTTTTCGTTGAGGTCGGGTTCTCTTTGTGATTCGTAATCTTCTTTCGAGTTGAAATGCTTTTCGTGCCTCTAACTCTCGTGTTCTTTTCCTATAATTGTTCGCTTGATTTCTTTTAACATTGGGTTTGACATAGTATTTTCTATCTCTACATTCTTCTTTTATCCCAGCGTTGTCGCATTTTTTCCGAAAGATTCGAAGTCCTTTTTCAAAACTCATTCCTTTTAACTCAATTTTTGGCATTTGACCTCCTGTGAAATGTCCAGCCTCGTTTTCTTAGATAGTATACTTGTGAGGCGATTTGTGACGTACTTCTGTCCAGCTGTTTTGCGATATCTTCTGTTGACATACGATTGTAATGTCTTTTCAAAAAATCTTTTTCTACCATTGTCCATGCTTTATTCATATATTGTTGCTACCATCATTGTTCTGTGTCCCACTTTCGGATAATAGTGAAAGTGAGTACGATTTTTAAATAGAAGTGCTTTCCATTGTTCAGGATAGCAAACATGCTGTATTTTGCCATCATCTCCAACTACAACGGTTGCACTCGTGTTATCGAGTGGTTCATTGAGACAAAGTAGAAAATTATAGTATTCTCCACTGTGGTCTCTGTGAGGTAAACATTTAACTTGTCCATTGGGAAAAGTATTGTTTAAACGAAATGTTTCAATTTTATCTAGGTCTATGTCTTTACCAAAGTGTTTCTGCCAAAAAGCATCGAGAACATCAATCCACTCTGTTTCATGTTCATCAATTAAGTGCATTTTGTCAGCAACGAAGAATGGACTTGCGTGTGCTGGGTCTACATTCCAAGGTAATAATCTAAATAAAGTTTGGTCAGTGTAAGTAGAGATTTGCTCCTTTAGTTCATCTGACAAGAAATTTTTATCCTCGATTATCATATGTTCTTTGTATATCTAAATGTCCCTACAAGTGCTGTTCTTACTCCTGTTTTGGGTAGTATAAATGTATGTTTTAGATTAGAAAAAAGAAGTGTAGCACCTGCTTTCGCTTCAAACTTATGTTCTTTGCCTTCTTCGTCCCAAACTATAGTGTATAACTCAGGATTATGAGTTAAGTAAGTAATCATACTATAACAGTTTTTTTCACTCCAATGAAAATCTCTATGTATATTAACATCTACATCTCTGTGATAGTTTATATTAATACAGAGTCTGTTAATGAAGTCTGGTTCTGGCATGTCCATTTTTTTGAGTATACCATACCAAAGTGACACCATTTTTTGTCTATCTTCTTCTATATTTACTGGAAAATCTCTGAAACTATCTCTACTAGGTTCATTTTTAGTAATAAAATGAGATGCAAACATCCCGAGTCCATCTCCATCTGTAAAGTTCAAGGAAAATTTATACCTTAATTTGTCATAGAATAATCCGTGAAGGGAATCTGTAATCTTTAGTGTATTTTCTAGATATTTTATCATACAGATATTATACAAAAATTTTTAATTGATGTCAAGAACTATTTTTAGGTATGTTACAGATTGTTCTTGACTTATGCTTAGAAAGTTGTTATAATATTATCTATGATAGAAAATGATATAAGTTATGGAATATTTTTAGTTATGTGTGTAGGCATTGCTTGGACACTAGGAAAACAATTTGGAATACAAACCACGATAGATTATCTTGAAAGCGAAGGAATGTTAGAGTTTGATGACTCTGAAAAATAGTTCTTGACATCAAGGTTAATTTTTGATATAATTATTTTGTAAGTGATAGTTTTCACTTACGTATTGGTGCGTCTACCGTAAGGAGGCGTGAATTATTTACTGAAAAGGAATTATGGAGAAAATTATGAGTATAGATTTAAGCAAATTTTGGCTTGGATTGGATATGCCTACATTACCGTCTTATACGGATGCAGCATACCCAAGATATAACCTAATCGAAAAGGCAGGAGACTATCGTATAGAAGTCGCAGTGCCAGGGTGGAAAAAAGAAGAGTTGGAGATAGTCTTTGATAACAAAGAACTCCACATAAAGGGTAAAAAAGAAACAAAACTAGGAGAAGATGAAAATTTCATTCATCAAGGATTAAGTTTAAAGTCTTTTGAACGAAGATTTATTCTAAACGCCGACCTACAAGTAGAAGAAGTAAGTCTACAAGACGGATTGCTGACAATCAGACTGTTACGAACTCCAGATTCCAAGAGGAAAATCTTGGAGATTAATTGATGAAAACATTATCAAAAGTTCGTGATAGTATATGTGAGAACGGAGAGTTCTGCAACGTGATAGCTAATTATACATTAGTGGTAGCCTTTGGTGGCATCATGGTAGAGAGCCTTGCGATTCTTACTTAAACTGTCAGAATGTATTAGGGGAGCTTCGGCTCCCCAACCTATAAGGAAAACAATGAAAATATCAGAAGAAGGTAAAAATTTAATTAAAAAGTTTGAAGGCTGTGAACTAGAAGCATATAAGTGTGCGGCTGGTGTTTGGACTATTGGATATGGTCATATCAAAACAGCAGTAGAGGGAATGGAAATATCTCAGTCCAGAGCAGACGAGTTGTTTGATGAAGAAATGGTGGAGTATGAAAACTATGTGAACACAGCTGTAACAGTTCCACTTTCTCAGAATCAATTCGATGCAATTGTATCTTGGGTGTTCAATCTCGGTAATGGTAATCTTAACGCTTCAACTATGTTGAAAGTCATCAACTCTGGCGACCATGCTGGAGTTCCTGCTCAAATCAAAAGGTGGAACAAAGCAGGTGGTAAAGTATTAGAAGGACTAATTCGAAGAAGAGAAGCAGAAGCATTACTTTACGAAGGTAGCGAGTGGAGCCATATCTAAACTGGTTAGTAGATTATACTGACGAAGTATGGATGAATGGAGAAGTAATTCGCAGAGATTACTCAACTACTTTACCTAGAGGTAAGGAAATATTAAGTGAATTACTTAGCGTATTTCCCAATGTGGTTTATGATGAAATAAATCTTATTGGGAAGTATGATGGATATAGAAAACCTTACAAAGAACCTAGTATTAGTCTATATAAGTATGGTAAAAGACCTCCACTAGAAGAATATGGAATAGAAGGAGTAGGATTAAATAGACCTTTACACTATGGACTTAAGTACGGACTAAGTAGTAAGGAAATAATACTAAAAATACTAGTTAAACACCTAAAAACAAGTATAAAACTACCCAAACATTCAAAGGTTTGGTGTTATAGTAGAACTTATAGTAAAAAACAAGAGTATAATCAAAGTGATATATTTATAAAAACACATCATCACTATGAAGTAAGAAAATGGTGTGATGAAATAGGGATAGAATATCCACACTCAATAAGTATGAGACCTTGGTGTTATGGAATACTATTTAATAGAGATACTGATAAAGTAGTATCAATTAAAGGATATATAAAATATTATGCAACAATTTAAAGATAAAGTAGGAGAGTGGTGGTTTTGGTTTAAAAACCTGTTTATTACTTATTATAGTCTCAAAGTGAGCTATAATGCTACTTGGGGCGATGCAGACGACCAAGAATTTATCGTCAAGAAGTTCATCAAAAAACAACCAAAGTTTATATCATTCATCACAGAGGACGGAGAGTTAGTAGAGATTAGT